GCCTGCACGTAATTGCCCGCGCTGCGCTGTATGCTATAGCTAGCGGGCTGTGCTACCCAGACCCAGGTTTCCTCGGCAGTGATCACTGCCTTGGCCCGGCCCACAGACGCTGCCAGGATCTCCATGGGTTTTTCCAGTAACAGACGATCCCCATTCTGGCTCATGAGACGGAAAACAAATGAGCTACCCGTGATATTCACGGGTTTTTGATCTTGATTGATGAATTCAAACAGGAGGACATTGTCAACTCCCTTGTTCACGGTAAGACTTTTGGCGTACACAGGGCTATACCTCAATGTGAAATAACCACCGCTGGTGTCTACCAACATGACTCGGTTGATCTGCTGATAGATGTAGGCTGTGGTTGAGTAATTCTGGAACATCTAGTATTTATAAGTGTAATCTGGTCTGCGTTTTGGTATATATAACAATTGTGAAATCAAAAGGAACTCACTAACGAAATATGGGTAATGCTCTGTTCGCTAAACTCGCTGAAAAATATCCCTTCATCAGCCTGTGTGTATATGCCGATAACGAATACGTAGGAGTGATCCAAAATCGCGATGACGCAGTAACCACCATCTATGATTTCGGGGCCATACTAGATCAGCAACAAAAGATGCGCTATCTCGAACTGGCCGCTGTTTGGTGGTGGGAAAGCAACAGGAGCGTTCCCATCAATATCTTCCTGCGCGGCGAATGGGAGCAATTTCGCTATACCCTGAGGACCTTTAGCAACAAAGAATTTGAGATCCTGCATGGCCCGGTTTGTAGTCTCATGGACATAGTCCGCAAGAAAAGCAAACGCAAAAGCATCACTCTGGTGCGGCGGGTGGACTAGCCAGTATATTCATGTGCAAGCGGACCAGCATGCTGTAGCTTATGGCGTGCGCTTTTTTAAACACATATCCGCGGCTGGCATCACCATCCCAAACTGACTCAAACACTTCTGCCCAGGGCTTGTTCTGCAGGTGGGCTTTACCGGGACGTATCACTGATATAAACGCTGCCATGCGCGGTACTGAATCCGGGCGCATCTGGGCCAAGAGATCTGCATAATTTCCCACATGCACCAGCTGGGCTGCCCACTCCGGATCGGTCCACAGGCGCGACCAGGGAGGCTCCTGGGCCACGAGCTGATCATAGTGTTCTGGATCGCGGATCTGCTGATACACTGTCATGTTCAGCAGGTCGATTTTGAAATATCCCCGTGTTTCGGCTTCATGATAGTCTATGGCTGCACAGCCCAGAATAGGATCCCGGGGAATTTCCGTGACATATATCCCCGAGTTGTGTCGGCGATCTCCGCTCTGGCGCGCTGCTATGTGCGGGATCAACTCCAACACACGTTCCCGATCGGGTACATCAATGTCGATATCTGCGCTCATTACCATCCGGCCTGCTTGAGTATTTGTTTGGCATAATCCTGATCCTCGGGATGATCCCGGAAACGCTGTTGCCATATATCAGCATCGATCCAGGGCCAGATCATGGTGACTTGGTCTGGGCGTAACCGGCTCAGTAAATCCTGACCAGATTCGCAGTTATAGATAATCCAGGCCGTGATCTTTCCACTGACCACCGCATGGCAGATCGCATTGGTATTACCATAGCGCAGGCAATCATGCGAGGGTGCACGTTGTTCTTCACCCCAGGTTATGCTCCATTCAACGGCCCGGGCCAGAGCATCAGTCACCGATTCCCGGCGTACATAGTCCAGCAGGAATTCTTCATATTGCCGATCCGTGGCCCAGCGATCAATTTTGCGATTGTTCCGCAACAACCATTCCAAGAACTGTGTGGGATTCACTGCCCTGGTATCGACACAATATCGTCCCCACTTGACGAAAGCGCGGTAGTACGGACTTCCACAAAAGTCCTCCCAGGTCTTGACCCGAGTGGAACCTTGCGTGATCTCATAGAAACGCAGATAGGCCTGGAACCCTAGTTCAGGTCCACGTTCACCACGCCCCAGACGGCGGCGTTTGGGTTCACACATGTGCGCCACGATGGTGCGCTCGCGCTGGAATTCGCGGTGACAGAATTCACATTGAAAGGTCATTGCTGTCCCAGTTGCTCTACGTAATCGTCGATGTCTTGTTGTGTGGTGATGGCTGCTAGGGTATCTAGCTCGGGATCTGCCATCTCGGGAAAGAGCTCGGCCAGCTGCTTCCTTATCTTGCCACCAGCAGAGTCTTTCTTGTGCGGTGCGATCCAGGTATGCCGGAAGCTTCCTATATCGGGACTTACGGTAGTGGCCATGAGCCATTGCAGCTTCTTGTGCTTCGCGGTATTGACCCCAAAGAAGCCGGTGTTGAGTCTCTTGTTGGTGCTGAGGATATAGTATTCCTGTAGATCCGTGCTGCCTTCAACTGAGCTACCCCAACGTATCAGGATATAGGGCGAGATCTTTTTCTTTTCGTCATCAGTGAGGCTGTCGTAGAATCCGCGATTCTTGAGATCAAACTGACGCATCTCATTACCGATCGCGAGTGGTCCCGAATTGTCTTTGGCTTTTGCCATTACCAGGCCTTGTTGTAATCTATGATCTCGCAGTTACGTGAAATGTCTTTGACGAAATAAACACATCGCGGTTCCAATCCATCATGTATGGGCACCGCCAACATCTGCCCATTCTTGAGCTTGGGTGAGTACCAAGTGACCTCATGGTAAACATCCAGTATTTCAATGTCGGGAAAACTGGGACGGAAGTCTGTGAGTGGGTTGAACTGGAATGCTTTGAAGCCACGATCATTTATCGATGTCAAGGGCAACACTTCTAGATCGCCCAGGTCAGGCTCGCCTATGAGTATCTGCCAATCCATGGGCATCTTGATCACGTGTTCATCTATGCGTAGCACCAGAGCCGGTGCCGAAAAGCTTTCCAGGAATATGAGTGGGATATAATGATAGTCGGGTTCCGCGGGATCACTATTGTCCAGGATAGCAAATCTCAGATCATCTACTTCTTCGGGTAGAGTATCTAAGTCGTAGGGTCGATTTTCAAGGGTTAATATTTTCATACTGCGAGTATATGTGGTCTTGCATCAGATGTCAAATCTTCATCCAGGAAAGTTTCTCTTGGGTGAATGGATACTGTGCTTCCCGGTAGTAAACCTTGCGCTTGGCTAGGTGGCGCTTGGCGAACTTACAGGTAGATGTCACGTCCCAGATCTGGACGTACTCTTTGTCCTCGGCTTTGCGAATACCCCGGCCAATGCTCTGGATGACCCGCACAAAACTCTTACCAGGCTCAAGGAGAACCAGATTAAAAATACGGGGAATATTGATGCCCACTGCCGCGACACCATAGGTAGCGACAATGATTTTGTCCTGCGTCTCTGCCACCTCGTCATAATGCTCCTGCCTTTCTGTCGATTTGGTCGCGCCTGATATGAATACCGCCCGATCACCTAGTCGCTCTACTAAAGCTTGTCCGGCGGCTACACGATCCACCAGTACCAGGGTATTACCGGTCAAGTTTACCTGCTGTACTAGATTGGCTATGGTGTCCAGGCGGCCCGACTCCTCCAACAGGTATTTAAGCTCGCTCTGGTAATTACTAAACTCCACATGGTCCAAGAGCTGTACTATGTTGACGTGACACTGGGCCAGCACCCCGCGATCCTGGAGCTCGGCCGCTGCTAGGCGGTGTATGACCGGTCCCAAGCTGACATGTAGCGCCTGGAATTCAAACGGCTCCTTGGGTATGGTTCCGGTCAAGCCCCAGCGTATGGGCGTGGTGGCCATGACCCCGGTCAGTAAGCTCTTGAGCGCATCGGCTTTGGCCATGTGTACTTCGTCCACCATGACGCATACCACACCTTCTAGGAACTCTTGTATGGTGCAATCAGCTACACCGTTGCGCGTGTTCTTGAGCAGCACGTTCAGGCTCTGCCAGGTGCAGATGGTGTGCTGCCGTCCCCACTCCTTGCGATCCCCGAAATAAACCCCCACGTCCAGGCCCATGTTGATGTAGTCACGCTCGGTCTGCGTGACCAAGCTCTTGTTGGGTACTATGACCACGCTGCGTCCATAGGGCGTGACCCGGTCGCTGAGGGCCGCTGTCATGATGGTCTTGCCGGCCCCGGTAGCCACCTCCTGCAGACATTGCGGGTTGGTCAAGAAATTATTGATGATCTCGACTTGGTAATCGCGCAATAGTATGGGCTCACCCGCTTGCGGATGCCCCGGAGGCCAAGTACGGTCCGCGAACGTGGTCTCGGTAACAGGTTCAAATTCAAATTTGGTAGAGTAGGTGCGCTGATCATCCAGCTCGACGTCGTAATCGTACTCCTCCAATATGGGCAGGATCTCGGGCAGGAGGTTGATGTAGGTGCTGCCACCCAGCTGGAAGAAGCTTACACAGCCATCCCAGCGTCCCAGGCGCACCGCGGGTAGATAGCGGGCATAGGGTACTTGGTATTTGAATTTTTTGACCAGGGCCTTGCGAGCATCGAGATCCAACCCCAGTATCTTGCAGTTGACTTCGTCCTGAATGGTCACTATCGCGGTGGTCATAGAAATCTCGCTAGGTCGGGAAAGGTCTTAGCAAAGTCGACGCCCCTGTATTGGTCGTGTTTGGACATCATGGTCTGGAATTGACCGAAGTGTTCACTATCATCGTATGATTGTAGCATCAGGGCCCAGGATTTCAAAGCAGAATGGCCACTTGTTTCTAACCTTGTCATGATAAACTGCCTAGCATGAGCAGGCCAAACCGTGGGTCGCATGTAAGCAGGATTGTGCACACGCCCTAACCAAGGTTCTGGCAGTCCCTTGCCAGCACACCATGACATCAACTCGTCTAGATATGCTATGTTGTAGGCGCTGACAGTGACACTGACGCTGAGCCGCAAGTTATTCGATTGCTGTTGTTTTTCTAGATATTGGTCGATGTGACGTTCTACCTGCTGCCATTGAGCAGGGAATCTAATATATTCAAAACGGTCCCCTACCGCGTCTAAACTGATCTGTAGGTCAATTTCTTTGAATCCTCTCCATAAGGCCCACCAAGTAGGCTCAGGCCAGATGGTAGCATTGGTAGTGTAGTGCAGAGTCATCTGCGCATGGCGAGATTGATACAGCGCCAATAATGCCTGCTGTTGATCTACACCGCTTACAAAAGGCTCACCACCGGGAATGTCTAGATGTACAGGGTTGGGCAAGGATTGAGCAAAGTTCTGGGCAAAATCCTGTTTGTAGAAATGCACAGGTTTGATATCTCGACCCCATAATGCCAGATATTCATCATGCCAACGACTGCTGGATTGGGGACCACAAGTTATGCACTTGAGGTTACAAGTGTTGCCAAATGCTATACTAGCGGTGATAAACTGGGGCTGATCTAGATCAATCTCTTGATAGTGATCAGCCCAGCGTTCCTGATCCAGCTGCCTTTTGCTTTTGATTCCCGCTGTTTCTTCTATCCTGCAACGATCACAACCACGGGGCCAGAGGCCTTTAAGGAATTGCTGTTTGATCTCAGCCAAAAACGCACTATCAGTGTATTGGTCTAGGCTAGAATTTGCGATATTGAAGGGTGTGCCATACGTGGCATGTCGGAATTTACAACAGGGACCAATTTGGCCTTGAGGGGACACATCTAGATTGGTCCAAGGAGCGTAACAAAATGGCATGACTCTATTTACTGATAGCTAACCTCGAGCCGTAATATAGGGCCAAAAAAATGGGGTACGAGTTACCTCGTACCCCCAAAATACGGATCGCCTAGGAGCTAGGTTCAGCGATCCGGTGCTACTGATCAGTTAGCGGACTTCATGCAAGTGGTC